TTTTTTGCAATGTTGGAGACAATGTTTTCTTCAAAGTTAGTGAAAAGTACGAAAATTTATTTAACACTATCGAATCAATGCCTAAGTTTAGAGCAAAAACCAAAATAGAAAGATATATTTTTTTGACAAAACGCGATGATGGTTATCATCCCGTACCTTTTACTTATGTTGGAGAGCCAGAAATCGATCCAGCAAGCCCAAAAGACTGTGAATTTACAGTATACAAAGCAAAATATAGTTCCAAGAAAGGAGATTCAGGTTCAATCATCTATGGATGGGACTCGCAAACGAAACAATGGCACCCTTTTGGTGTACATTATGGAGATTATGCAGGAACTGAATTTAGAAAAATTTTAGCATACTGGAAATTGGTAGATACAAAAAACTACCAATCCCTCCTGAATTAGATTGGATTAGTCAATTATCGCCACCAAAGAATCCGTGGCCGTATAATGGAGGATTCGTGAAGCCAATTGGTTTTATTCAACAATTAGCATTCACATGTGCAAAGAAAACAGACGCAACAAAAACTAATCCAGATCTATTTAGGAGGGTTTCTAATATTTTTCCAGATGCTCGACTCGATGAATTTGGATCAATACAAGGAACTTACGAGTCCGTCATGAAAGGACTCTCAAAATTCGATAACGACGCTACATTTAAAGTTTCCAGAGAAGAAGTATTATTAACTATAGATACAATAAAACAAATGCTCCCACAATTAGAATCAAGATTTAATACTATAACACATAAAGAAGTACTTGATAAGATGCCTGATGACACTTCCTCTGGAGCTACCATGTCAATGAATGGTCTTAAAAAGAAAATAGACGCAATTTTAAAATACATATCAGTCATCATAGCCCTATCAACAATGCTAAATCATATACCACTTTTCCGAGGTTCAGGAAAAGCGGAAAGAATTATAAGAGAAAAGATAATGAAGGATGATGTTAGACTATTTATTTCATCACCAATTGAATTTGTTTGGAAAGGAATGCTATTATTCTCTGACTTTTCAAATTACATAAAACAAAATGCCGAAGACCCTCAAATGCCAATTAAAATTGGAATGGAAATGATAAATAATTCCCTATTAGCCTTTTTTGAAAGATTATCAGTCAAAAATTGGAAAATTGCTTCTGATGTATCAAAATGGGATGGTAGATTTTTAAATGAAATATTTGACATAATAGCTCATTTAAAATGTTGGATGCATAATCCAAATGATCCACTTATGTCACAAGAAGAATATAAGAAACAAGTGTATCACTACTATTCAATTTTGAAACGTCCTTGCGTAGCTATGCCAGATGGAAACATCTATCAACTACAAAAAGGTCAAATGTCAGGAGTTTATACTACCAGTCAAGACAATTCATTAGCTCATACAATTATTATGGTTTTAGTCCTTTTACGATCAATGGGACAAGAACAACTTTTAAAACATTGGAGAAATAAGGAAATAGAACTTGGACTTGTTGGTGACGACAATTGTTCAGGTGTTCCAATTGAGATTCCATTTGAATTAAGACAAAAAACTTACTTAGACTGTGGAATGATTCTCAAACCATCAATGGAATTCTGCTCTCAAGACATAAACGGAATTTCATTTCTTTCATTTACTTACAAAGATAAAAAAGTATTTTTTAATAGAAACAAAATACTTTGCTCAATAGTCCATGAACCAGCCCCTAATCCATCTCACCAAGAGAAATGTGAAATATATACAGCACGAATTGGAAATTTAACTATATTAGCTGCCTTTGATGAACCGCTGTGTAATTTCCTCATTAATTTATACCAAGAGATGAGAGCTAAATATAACTGCAAATGGCCTCCCCCCTATCCACTTGACGTTAATTCGTTGCAAAACATCTGGAAGGGATGTGAGTCAAATGCTTAACTTATTACCCATGTGGGCAGGAAGGTTATTGGCTCCTGTCTTCCAATTAGAAAAAATAAGTTAGTATATTACTAGCTCATGTTACAATATTGCTCATACTGCTCAAAGCCCATTTTATACAAGTATTCACTTATACAACTCCAAAATATTAATTATTTTATTTGCCCACAGTGTTCAATTCAATATAAATTTATTTTAGAAGACCCTGAATTACAATATGTCAACCGCCCAAACTCAGAAACTAGCCCAGGAGTTGTCTCTTCTCAACAAGAGCAGGAATCCAAGGAAACCCAAGAAATCGACACCCAAGCCTATGAAGAAATTTGTAGAGAAGGAGGTTCGTCGTGCAGAGAAGAAAGAAGTCAAGAAAGTCAAGAAACAAGTCATTCAGAAGATCATGGGTCAACTCCCCAATATCAACTACGAAGGAGCAATGACCAAATACGGAAAACAAGTCGGTCCCGCTATGGTACATCAAAAAGCATATCTTTGCGACGATATGGCCAAACTGTACGCGCTAAGCCAAACAATGCCAGCAATTTATAAATCTAAAATACCTGATGCCTTTGATAGGAAGACAGCCCGTTATGATAGTAAGAAGGTGTTTGAAATATCTATTAATAATACTGCAACAAATGGTGGTACTCCTTTGACCTTTGCCTTTTTGGTTCAACCCATTATAGGAAACTATGGAGACCCATTACAGTATCAAGTAGCTGTTTGCAAACCTGGATCACTAGCAAATGGAGCTCAATCAACTATCGATTGGCTTGATGCCAGTCATTATGAATCAGTTTCTACTATCGATGGTTTCGATCTTCGAGTAGATTCTAATTTTGATGCATTAACTCAACCTCCCGCTGGATTTTATGGTGTTGGAGCCCAGTCTGGTATGACCACCGCAAAACCATTCGGAACTGGAACTTTAATTAATCAGCCCCAAAATACAAACCTTAATATTACATATGACAGCACATCTTCAGCTGGAACTTTTATTTTTCCACCAGGAAATTATTATGTGGATATTTTTATCACCGGATCTGGTTTGAATGCATTAACTCCAATCAATTTGAACGGAACTGTCACTTCCGCTACATCTTGGGCTCAACTTACAAATGCATCTCAAACAGCTTCAGCTGCCGCTTTTTATATTACCTCAACAAATTCCAATAATCAATTTTCATTTACAGTTACAGGAACAGCCGTAGCTAGTGCTGCTCTCCGTGTAACCCCAGCTGCATTTGACAATGCTGCAAATAATACCGATGATGGACTCATCGAAACTATTAGACCATGTGCAATGAGTGTTTTAGCTACTTATCGTGGACCCGTTTTAACAAATGGAGGAAACATAGCTATGGCACTTATTTCATCCCAAGCCAAAGAATCAAACTTTTTTACAAACTCACCAGATCAACCCGGCTCATTTAGAACCTGGCAAACAATTGCATCTCTTAACGAAGCTGTTTATGATGGACCATTGAAAGATGGTGCTTATGGATGGTGGACTCAAGAAGATGTCACTGATTATGATCTTTATCCTGTTTCAGAAATGAACAGTAAAAATTACCCTACAATTGTTTGTGCAGGACAATATAATCCAGGAGAAGTTATTTCTGATGGAACAATTATTCTTAGAGTTGAAGTAGAATTAACCTTCGAATTAACATCAGTTAAAACCTTACTTCCAAAAGATAAATATGTAGGATCCTCAGCATGTGTGGATGCCTCAAAAATGATGTTACAAAATCAACCAAAAATCATGCAAAATGCTCAACATACAGGATGGTTCAAACGTCTTGTAGGATACATTGAGAAAGGTGCTAAGTTTGTAGGACAAGTTGCCCCAATTGTTTCCGCTTTACTTTAAGTATTTCTTTTCTTTCAAAAGTTGTAAACGTGTGTTACGTTAAAAATTTTTACAATTGTAAAAATTCTTTTGAAATTCGAAGATTTCCAAAAGATTTAAATATATAGAAGGAATTCT